ACAAATTCATCTTTTATTCCTAGTGTTACAATGCAATTGGAGGACGTTCAAGGAAGAGCGTTATTTCAACTTGGGGACAATTCACCCTATGCAGCATTTTTTAATTTACCTTATTGTCCTTTTTATTTAACTCTCAAAGGTTATTATGGACAGGCAATAAGATATCAATTGAATCTTACAAAATTTAACGCCAGGTTTAATACGTTTAGTGGAAACTACCAAATTGATTTAGAATTTGTTGGATATAAATTTAACATTTTGAATGAAATTTCAATGGGAAGTTTATTTGCAACTCCACACATGTATAGTAAAACATTTAATGTTTCAAAATCACCTACATCACCTGAAGGGGCGGGAAACGCATCTATTCAAACTCAATTGAACTTGGTTGACCAGGCGTCATCAAAGGCGTCTACAATTTCAAGTGACAATATTACAAGTGAGGTAATAAGCGAAAGAGGTTATCAAAAAATTACTGAAGTTTATAGTGAGTACAAAGCAAAAGGTTTAATTAGTCCTGATTTTCCTGAATGGACAATGGCTCAGTTAATGAATAATTTATTAACGTTTGAACAATCAATTGCTGACAGATACACTAAAGCCGACGTAGAACCATTAACAAACATCAGGGTTTATAAAGAAACTTTAGGCAACTATTTCAATGAAATTTACGGTGGTAAATCGTCTTGGTTTAATGTTTATATGAATCCAAATCCAATCATTTTAAAAGGTACCAATCAAGAAGTTTATATTTTTAAACAAGAGTTTATTGATAATCTATTAAAAAAAGGAGAAGGTACTAGTCGATTAAGTGGTTATACTCAAAGTTTTAATACTTTATTATCAGAAAACAAAACACTAGGTCTAAACGGAAAAACACCAATTAAAAATAGTATAACGTATCAAACTTTTATTAGGCAAATTACTTTAACTGATATTGATTTAGAAAAAACAACAACAGCTCAAACAGGAATATTATTACCAACAACCGCAGACACAAAGGCGATACAAATTTTAATTGAGAAACAAATTAAACCAACATTAGAAAAAGATACATCAGATACAAGATTTGAAAATTTATTTGGTAATCTTGTAATACCTCCATGTTTTGTTTTTAGTGATTTCCAAAATTTATTATCTAACATGGAATCCCAAGCAAATCAAAAATTAGCTGAAGAGGAAACTATATTAACAAGTGAATTAGCGAAAAAAATACAAGAAAAGATAGGTTTCAACCCGACGGTAAGAAATATTTGTGCGGTAATTATGGCATCAGCGGAAGGGTTTATTCGTTTACTTGATGAAGTACATACTAAGGCGTGGAATGTAAAATATGACCCCGTAAGACAACTAGCGATTTTAGATAATACATCATCCGCACCTGGTACAGATACTGTTGATAAAGTTACAATTTCAGAACAAGCTAAAAGTCAAAATCAAGGTTTAGTGAACGGTCAGATACCTGTCTACCCTTGGCCTCAGTTTTTTGTTGAAACACCTGAAGATAAAAAAGGTAGGTTCCAATTAAAATATATTGGAGACCCATCTGTGGTTAATTTAACAAAAGGATATCTTTATGAGAAATGGCCTGAGGTTGAATTTGTTGAAGAGTATATGAAGGGGTTAACTCAGAAATTTAATGTACCTGTCACACAACCATCAATAGATAATCAAAAAACTACAAACATAATTAACGTAAACGCAATTGAATATCCGTCAGAGGGTATTGCTTATGTTAATAAAGAAGAGATTAAGTTTTTTTATGAAATATGGGAAAGACAATTTTTAACTTCAAATTACTCTGGATTCATTAGGGCAAATAATAATCAGATAGACCAATTAACAAAACTAATTGTAAGTGCGGAAACAAATAACATTGTAAGTGGACTGGGAGTTAGTTCTCCATTTTTAAGTTTAAAACTTAAAAATTATAATATTACTGCTCAAAACTATCCTTCGTTTTTATCAAACATTTCAAACCAAGGTACAGGTAGAGCATATCAAGATTACTTACGTGATTTTTATGTTACACCATACATTAAAAATTTAACTGAAAATTCTTTCAATATTTTAAGTTTAAGTGATTTAGGTAAAGAACCTCAAGCAAGTCCAAAATTGGATGGATTATTACAGTTAGTTAAGAACGTATCAAATGACCCATTAATTGTTGATACATACCCATTTACAGACCCAACATGGGTTTCAAGACAAATGGCGAATAGTGTTACTAATGTTAAAAATTCAGTTTATAACACAAATAAAGTTTTAACAGTATTTGATGATAGAGACGTTATCTCAAACTTTAACGATATTAACAATTATACTAAAAATAGACCAGTTACTAATTTTTCATATTTAAAAGTTTCTAACCCATCAAATCAAATAACATCAATTGGTATTGCAGGATTTTATGATATAAGAAAAGACCCGACATTTTTTGTACCAACTGAAGGTTATGTAAATTATATTTCACCAAATAAAAACATTTCAGTTGAAACAACAACTTCAATGTTGAACACACCGTACTTTATTAATGCGATTCAAAACGGTGTTTCTAATTGGAGAAGAAAAGACCCATATCCTTACACACAAGCAGCATATCTTTTTATTAACTCATTACCTTTAGCGTCTTTAAAAGAAAAATATAAAACAGACGGAGAGTCAAGTGATTTAGATTACATTGCGTCTTGTTTCAAAAAATTTGGAGCAATTCACAAAATGCCATACGCTTGGGTTTTAAAAATGGGTTCTATCTGGTATAGATATAAAACCTATAAAACAAATAATGTTGATATATTAGATTCTGCTTGGACAAACTTTAACTATAAAGTTAATTTTGACCCAATCACAAGTTCTGACACAAAAACATATACATTTAAATTTGATGGTGTTAATAACATTAAATTACAAGATGTTAATAATAATATCACCAAAATTCAAACAGGTTTCTATCCAAAAGTAATTAACGATTTTAACGTTTTTTATAATGGATATGATTTGTATAGTGGTTATACTGATACCGAAATGCAGAGGAGTATTGATGAGGGTGTTAAAGTTTATAACTTTGCGGATTCAAACATAAATGCTCAGACAATTGCCTTTCCATTAATAACACCCATACAATATTCAAGTATACAAACTTGGTCTGTAATTTTACCTAATAATACTTTTGACCCAACAAATTTGGGAAATGCTTGTAATCCAAATGACAACACAACCGCTGCGACATATTACGTGGTACCATCATTTGGTACTCAATTTAACCAAGTAAATACTGAGGTTTTGATTGCGGGGTCTCCTGTTCGACCATTCCTTAATAACCAATCAATATACAACGGTTCTGTGAGACTACTTTGGTCTTCACCAAATTATGGTTATTTTGATAACACACAAATATCAAAACCACAACCAGATGCATATGTTAATAAAATTAAAACTGGTGCGACAAAACAATCGGCATTCAGTTTGTTAATTGATGGGGATTATTCTAAAATTGAAGAAATATTTTCAGTTTTTGATAAAAAAGTTTTAGATAAATTTGAACAAGAATTTTTAAACTTTTGTAAGCCTGTAACTAATATTGATTTAGGACCGCAAGCGGCGGTACCAATAGGGGCTTCAAATGTTGACCCAAATGCGTTATTTAAAAATTTCCAATACTTGTTTAGAAGTATGATGGAAGTCACTGGTAAAAATGAATCCGCAACAACTGGAGAATATTTTAAAACTATTGGGGAACAACAATTAACATTATTCTCAAGTACAATAAAATCGTTTTTAGAATATGATGTTATTTTAAAGTATGGTAACCCCGCGGAATATAACAGAAGGGTTATGGCATCATATATGGCTCAAGGTAATGGAAATTTTCCAATATTAGACCCAATCAATTTTAATCCGTATATTAAAGATAGTTTACCTTCAAAAACTAATACAATCACTCTTGATTTGTCTAAGTCAAGATATCCTCAAGCTTGGTTGGCGTTAGAAACAGAAGTAGGGTTTTCAACTATTCAAAATTTAATATATGACAATAATGGTTCTTATATTACAGATTTTTTCATTGAAAATAATATTGAATTTACGGCAAACAATGTTGTGTTATTAGCTCCAATAATTAAAATGTATGCGACACAAAAACTGTATACACCAACTTTATCACGAGCTGACTTTAAACGTAGGTTACAAACTTACTTAGGATTGACATCTGAGTTTCAAAACAATATTTTAAATCAAATATTAACTCAAGTCAGACTTAAACTACCTGTCCAACAAGAGTTACCTGAAAGGGTAATTCAAAGTGTTATTAGCGGAGAACAAAGTAAAGTTGAAAACTATGAAGTCTTTAAAGCGTTAAATGATAAATGGGTTGCTGGTTCAGACTACACAACAAAAACATTATTTGAAGATTTCATGTTTTTAGATAGAGCATCAAGAAACATTGGAGATACAATTGTTGTAGATATTTTTGACTTAAAAGATACCTTAAGTATGAATTCACTAAACATGGAAATGAGTGTTTTTGTGTTCATAAGTGGAATGTTAATTAAGAATAAATTTAACGTTATGCCATTACCTGCATATGTTAACTTTTATAACATACAAGACGTAGATGGTACAACAATACCACAACCTGAAGGTAAGTTAGAATTTGCTGACAATATGTGGGGAACATTTTTGGATGTTGATTATAGAAAATCGGGACCTAAAATGGTTTGTTTTTATGCTGGTCAACCATCAACACATTTAGATTTACCAAAAGGTAATTCAAGATTTAGGGATGATTCTTTTGACTTAAGAAGGGCTTCTGACAATCCTTTAATTGAAAATCTTGTTGGTAAAAAAGACTACGCCACTTCAAACAAATGCGTTGGATTCAATGTGGATATTGGAGTTAGAAATCAAAATATCTTTTTTTCATTTAACATTGCGATGGATGGAGGTAAAGCAACTTCTGAAACAATTCAAACACAATTAAACATGGTTGACCAAGCTTCAGGTAGAAATGTTGCAACTCAAAATGTTAGTTTATATAACTTATACAAACAAAGAAGTTATCAATGCCAAGTTCAGTCTTTAGGTAATGCGTTATTACAACCAACAATGTATTTTAATCTTAGACATGTCCCAATGTTTAATGGTCCATATTTTATAACAGAAGTTAACCATAATATTACTCCTGGTAATTTTGTAACAACATTTAATGGCACTAGACAAGGTATATATGATTTACCTACGGTCGACAATTATTTACAAAGTATTAATCAAAATCTATTAACTAAAATTGAGGGTCTTGTTAAGAATTCAAAAGATGGTGTTGCAGGAAAGGCGATAACAAATATTGATAAATCTAAATTTATTACTCAGGCTGGCGATAGTACCGCTGCGGCACAAAATTCATGTCGTAATAAATTAGCGAGTGAGTATGAATTCTGGGGTGACGGTCAACCTGCAACGGCGACTAAAATAACCCAAGATGAATTTGTTACCGCACTTAAAAATAAAATTCCAAGTAATACTAATTTACAGGTTCTTATTTATGCAATATGTTACGCTAACACATTTAACCAAAATACTTTTGTTGGTTACAATAACAATTTTGCGAATGTACCATTAACAAATAACTATAATGACAATAGTGGATTCTTTAGTTCTAAAAAATATTCATGTGTTAATATACCAGGTTTAACGGATAAGACACCACAACCAGTGGCTAATTTTGATAATATTGACAGATTTTTTGATTTTATGATATCTAAATTACGTAAAAATGTTAATAGAGTCTTTGGTGAAAATGCGATTGGTATTACTAAATATTATGTATGTTATTGGCCTGTATCAAATATTACGGAATCATATTATGATAGCCATTTAAGTGAGTTTACAAAATTAGATGCGACTTTTAGGGCGGCATTTAAATCTGCAGGACCTGCGGGATTAAATGTTGAATCGGTAACACAAGCAAGGGCTGATGATGCAAAACAAAAGAAAAAAACTGCAGAAGCCAATGCTGGTGTTACACCAAAACCAAACAATTTGAATACAACTACAAATGTAGTACCATCATGTCCTCCACCAACAATAACATCTTTCTCACCATTAACAGGTGTGAGCGGCACTATTTTAACTATTGTTGGAAATAACTTAGATGAGGTTACAGGTGCGACTATTAATAATGTATTAACAACTACAGGTATTACAATTTTCAGTAAAACTAGAATTTCCGTTGTTGTCCCACGTAGTAATACTGTTGTTGCTCAAAGTACTCCAATAATATTGAGAGGTGTTCATGGTAATGGTACAAGTTTAGGTAATTTTACTTATAACCCAGCTCAAGTAACGCCAACCCCAAGTAATCCAAATAATACAAATAGTCAACCACAACAAACAGGTGATATAGTATTAATTGACCAAACACAAACAGCTCCAAACAGCTCAACTACAAGTTTAGTTGTGAATGTTAACCCTCAAGCGGCATCAACTAACACTTGGACATTACAACAAAATGTCACAATGATAGTGTCTGTTTATGATAATAACGTTGTTAATAATGTTAATACAGAAACATTGAATAGAAGTGTGACTACAACCGTTTCAAGTTATGTGTCAAGTAATACATTTACCATGACATATGCGAATGTTCAAAACATGCTAATCACTAACCCAATAAATGAGTTTAAAACAACTCCTGTTACTTCAACTCAAACGGTTAAGATTAAATTTAAATTAACTGCGGTACCAACAGACAAAGTTAAAAATCCTCAAAACGTTCAACAAACATTTAATTTTAATTTTATTCCAACACCATCAACAACTCCAACATTCCCAGAACAACCACTATCAATAACGTATGAAGGGACAAATAGTGATATTACTGGAAATGGACCTGAATATTTTAACATTACAAAACCTGACAATAGTGGGTACATTACATTTAGATTTAACGCACCAGGGTTCCAAGACCAAGATTATTCTGATAGATACTTTATAGATTCAAGTGGACAAAGAGCAGCGGTTGATGGTAGAGGAGGTGCAAGCACTAACTATACTTATGTTTACGAGATAAAAGGTAAAGGTGAGTTTAGACTAGTAGTCAAATACCGTCCTTATGGATTTAAAAATCCTGTTGGTGGTCAGGTATTAGTACAAACAGTAACTGGACCTCCATTCACTTTATAAACTAATCGTATATTTATATAGAAACATTATTATGGATATTAAATCAGCATTAGACAATTACCTTGGTAAATCAACTAGATTCTCACAAGAAGATAACGGTGACGGAACTAAACAAGTTTGTGACTTAGATACAGGAGATTGTTATACTGTAAGAGAAAGAGACGGTCTTATTGAAAGAGCTGGACACCAAACAACTGCTAACAGAAAAGTTAGAGTTGAAACTGCTAACGGTATAAAACAATTATTAAACGGATAATATTATGGGTTTAGATAAAAAAATATTAAGTGAAATTAATAGATACAGAAGTATCAACAACTATATAATGGAACAAGAAGCGGTTGAACCAGATTTAGGGGCGTTAGCTCCTGAGGCAGGGGCGACTCCTCCACCACCTCCAGCAGACGCAGGGGTAACTCCTCCACCACCTCCAGTGGCACCAACTGGTTCAGAACCAATTGATGTTGAGAATGACCCTGATGTTGAAAAAATTGATGACGAAGGTAACTCTGATGAGAAGAAAGGTGACTCATCTGATTCGGAAGAATTAGATATTACAGAATTGGTTACAACTCAAAAAGACATTCAAACTAAACAAGATGACTATTTTGAAAATTTATTTGGTCAATTGAATAAATTGGAGTCAAGATTAGGTGAGATGGATGCAATTATGAATAAACTTAACGCTCTTGAAAACAAACTTGAAAAGTATAGAGAAAAGACACCTCAAGAAAAATTAGAGTTAAGAAGTTATGATTCATACCCATTTAACCAAAAACTTTCACAATTTTTTGACGACAAACAAGAAGAGATGGAAAAAACAGGAAAAAATGATTATGTTTTAACTGCTGACGATGTAACAGACATTAACGTTAACGACATCAAAAGTTCTTTTCAAGGAAATGGATTTAAAGATGAATTTCAATATAAATAATATTAAATAACATACAACTTAAAGCCACCCAAAAGGTGGCTTTTTTATTTGACAAAACCAGAAAATTAGACTATCTTTGTAAGACAACTTAACAATTTAAAAAATAAAAAACATGATGAGTTCATTAGACGCCGTATTGGCACAGTACGAAAAAGCACAACAAGGGGGCGGGGCCCAAAGTAAAATGTCGCAAGACGAAAGAATGAAAAAGTATTTCGCTTTAATCTTAGGAGATAAAGAGAAATCAGGACAACGTAGAGTACGTATCCTACCTACACCAGATGGTTCTTCACCATTTAAAGAAGCTTGGTATCACGAAATCCAAGTAGGTGGACAATGGCAAAAATTCTATGACCCAGGAAAGAATGACAATGAGCGTTCTCCTTTAAACGAGGTTTATGAAGAATTGATGTCAACAGGTAAAGAATCTGATAAAGAATTGGCGAAACAATATAAGTCTCGTAAATTCTATATCGTAAAAGTTATTGACAGAGACCGAGAAGAAGACGGTCCAAAATTTTGGAGATTTAAACACAATTACAAGAACGATGGTATCTTGGACAAAATCATTCCAATTTGGAGAAACAAAGGTGATATCACTGACCCTGAGAAAGGTCGTGACCTTATCATTGAATTAACAAAATCTAAAACACCTGCAGGTAAAGAATACACAAGTGTATCTACAATTATGTATGACGACCCAACAGCAATACACGAAGAAAAAGTTCAAGGTGATTCTTGGATTAATGACGAGTTGACTTGGTTGGACGTATATTCTAAAAAACCTGTTGACTATCTTGAAGCAATCGCTCGTGGAGAAACTCCAAAATGGGATAGTGATAAAGGTGGTTATGTATACGGTAACGATACCGAATCTACAACATCAATGGGTGGAGCTAAAAAAGCTGAAACAAAAACACCTATCGTTGACCCTCAAGCTAATGACGAGGTTGACGGAGATTTACCTTTCTAAATTAACTTAGCTTGGACACTTACATGGACATAGTGTCCAAGCTCTTTTTTTAAAACATACAAATAATGAAAATAAGAAATTTAATGTACGAATCACTCACTAAAAAATATGAAAGTGAGATTGCGGAGGCTCAGGCGACTTTGATGGTGTATATGGAAAACGCGGTTGGTATTGGAGAACATCCACAACACTTAGAAGAAATGAATAAGTTTGTTGAGAAATTAGCAAATGCAAAAGATAAATTAGAAACTCTTAAAGAATTTTACAACAACACATATGGCAATTAAGAAAACTGATTTTAACTCAGTAAAAAAGAAATTCTCAACTTCAGCAAAATACAAGCCCCAACGATTTTTTGATTTGGGACCTGATTTCTTAGATGCGGTTGGACTACCAGGTCCTGCTATTGGTCACTTGAATATGTTCTTGGGCCATTCAGATACAGGTAAAACAACAGCACTTGTTAAGACCGCTGTTGACGCACAGAAGAAAGGTATTCTTCCTGTGTTCATTATCACAGAACAAAAATGGTCTTTTGAACATGCAAAACTTATGGGGTTTGAATGTGAAGAAGTTGTTGATGAGTCAACAGGTGAAGTTGATTGGGATGGTTTTTACATCTTCAATAATGACTTTGACTACATTGAGCAAATTACGGACTACATCAATAGTTTGTTGGATGCACAAGAGAAGGGTGAGTTGGACTATAGTTTATTATTCTTATGGGATTCTGTTGGTTCAGTTCCTTGTAAGATGACTTACGAAGGTAAGGGTGGTAAACAACACAATGCATCAACACTTGCTGACAAGATTGGTATGGGTATCAACCAACGTATTTCAGGTTCTCGTAAAGCAGATTCAAAATACGAAAACACATTGGTTATTGTTAACCAACCTTGGGTTGAATTACCTGACAATCCATTCGGTCAACCAAAAATTAAAGCAAAAGGTGGTGAGGCTATTTGGTTAAACTCATCTTTGGTGTTCTTATTTGGTAACCAAAAAGGTGCGGGCACAAACAAGATTACCGCAACCAAAGACAAGAGAAGTGTAAAGTTTGCAATTAGAACAAAAGTTTCTGTTATGAAAAACCACATCAATGGATTGGGGTATGAGGACGGAAAGATTATTGTAACACCACACGGGTTCTTAGCAGGGAAAGAAGTTGCAGAAGAAAAAATATCTATTGAAAACTACAAAAAAGAATACGCCGACTATTGGAAAGATATTCTTGGAGTTGCGTCTTTAGATTTTGATTTAAAAGAAGAGAAAGAGGATTAGTATATTGTTTCACATTATAAATCACAAACGTGATTAAAACATTATTAGTAGACGGAGATAATTTATTTAAGATAGGATTCCACGGAGCAAAAGACGTTTATAATGACGGAGCTCATGTGGGTGGAGTATTTCACTTTGTGAATATACTCCGCAAATTCCTTGAAGAACACAACCATGATAAAGTTGTTGTATTTTGGGATGGGGATTCAAACTCATCTATAAGAAAATCTATATACCCACCATATAAGGCAAACAGACGACAAGATATGAACGAGTACAAGTACGAGTCGTATTTGTATCAAAAATCACGAGTTAAACAATACTTGGAAGAAATCTTTGTTCGTCAAGTTGAGATGGTTAGTAACGAGGCAGATGACCTAATTGCTTATTATTGTAAGATATCTAAAGATGAGAATATTATTATATTTTCAGCAGATAAAGACCTTACTCAACTTATTTCAGAAAGAGTTACAATCTATTCACCAATATCAAAACAATATTATAAGAATGGGGATATGATAACAATTAATAAGGTTGATATCCCTCATTATAATGTTCTATTAACCAAAATTTTCACAGGAGACAAGTCGGATAATATTAGTGGTATTGAAGGACTTGGCGAAAAAACTTTAATCAAATATTTCCCTCAGGTGCAGGAGAAACCATGCACTATCGAAGAAATTTTGGATTGTGCACGAAATATCCCGCAAAAGAAACCTATAAAAACATTGGTTAATCTTTTGGATGGTAAGACAAAATCAACTATCTTTGGAGAACAGTTTTACATTACAAATAAGAAAATAGTAGACCTTAGTAATCCTTTAATTACTGATGATGGAAAAGAATTGGTAGAACAGATATTAACAGATACAATAGACCCCACGGATAGGGGTTACAAAAACTTAATGAGAATGATGATGGAAGACGGTCTCTTTAAGTATCTTCCTAAGAACGATGATGCTTGGGTAAACTTCCTAAAACCATTTATGAAATTAACAAGAAAAGAAAAAAGAAACACAAACAAAAATTAAATTATGAAAGAGCAAGACAGCACCAAAATGGAATTCCTATTGACGTTGAATGACAACATCGTAGTTCAGAGATTCTTTAACGTTAGAGGGTTCAATCCTGAGGCAAAAAACTCATTGGAATTGTATTACTTTATGAAACAACTGAAAGAAGAACTTCAGTATCATCTAAAGATGAAAACGGTTATCTATATGATTGATAACAAAGATGCGATTGTTAATGACCCTGCAATTATGGAAACTTCATTTACTGAAGGTAGTGAACAATTCAATCTTTGTGTTAGAATTGGAGAACAGACAATATGTCATACTTATTTTGACGGAAAATTGTTTCCACCAAAAGTTCGTTATACGGTTGACGTACGACCATTTTTGAAAGACGTACTTCGTGAACTAACTGACATTTTTTCATCCTCAAAATTAAGTTTTGAATATTTGGGCGTTGACCTAAACAAGTAAATATTTAATAAAACAGGGGATTACAAAAACGATATATGAACAAGAATTTCGATTACTTAGGGAACACTTTCCAGATACAACTTTTAAACCAACTTATTGTAGACAAAGAATTTTCAACATCGATTATGGATGTTATTGAAAGTGCTTATTTTGATAATAAGTATTTTAAAATCATCTTACAGATGACAAAAGAGTATCATGCAAAATATCAGTCAACACCTAACTTTGATACTCTTGAGCAAATTGTTAAATCCGAAATCTCACAAGAATTGGTGGCTAAAATCGTTTTGGATACTATTAAACAAGTCAAAGACGCACCATTTGAAGGAACACAATTTGTTCAAGAAAAGGCATTGAAGTTTTGTAAACAACAAGAACTTCAAAAGGCTATGGATAAATCACAAAAGATTATTACTGAAGGTGATTTTGAATCTTATGATAAGGTTGAGGGACTTATTCGTTTGGCGTTACAAGTTGGAGAAAGAGATTTGGGGACAACCGATATCTTCTCTAATCTTGAGACAGTATTGGATGAGGATTTTAGACACCCAATTCCAATTGGAATACCAGGGATTGACAGATTACTTAAAGGTGGTCTTGCAAGGGGAGAGATAGGTGTTATATTGGCTCCTACAGGGGTTGGTAAAACTACCATCCTTACTAAGATTGCTAACACAGCATTTAATCTTGGGTATAACGTTCTTCAAATCTTTTTTGAAGACAACCCAAAGATTGTACAACGTAAACATTTTACTCTATGGACTGGTATTGAACCTGATAATTTGGTTCTACATAAAGAAACCGTAATGAGTAAAATCACTGAGATTAAAGAGACAATGAAGAATGAGTTAATTTTAAAGAAACTACCTTCAGATTCTATGACTATGAATCAAATCAAAAATCAAATCAGAAAAATGATTGCGGATGGAACAAAAATTGATTTAGTTCTTTTGGATTACATAGATTGTGTTGTTCCTGAGAGTACAAGTAAAGATGAGTGGAAAGCCGAAGGTTCGGTTATGAGAGGATTTGAGGCGATGTGCCATGAGTTATCATTGGTGGGTTGGACGGCAACACAAGGTAACAGGTCGTCAATCTCTTCTGAGGTTGTGACTACTGACCAAATGGGTGGGTCAATTAAAAAGGCCCAAGTTGGACACGTTATCATTTCCGTGGCTAAAACTTTACAACAAAAGGAAATGAATTTAGCAACCATCGCGATTACTAAGTCACGTATCGGTAAAGATGGGGTTGTATTTGAAAACTGTAAGTTCAATAATGAACTACTTGAAATTGATACTGAAAGTTCAGTAACATTTTTAGGATTTGAAGAACAACAAGAAGAAAGAAAACGTGACCGTGTTAAAGAACTTTTGGAAAAAAGGAAACAAAGAGAACAACAATCGTAAATAAAATAGAAAAATAATTATGGAAAAAATTTTAAAAGAAAACCCTAACAGGTTTGTTATCTTCCCTATTGAACATAACGACATTTGGGAATATTACAAACAACATCAAGCGGCTTTTTGGACAGCAGAAGAAATTGATTTAACAAACGACATTCGTGATTGGGAAAATTTATCTGATAATGAAAAATATTTTGTTAAAAATATATTGTCATTTTTTGCTGCATCTGATGGTATTGTAAATGAGAATTTGGCGGAAAACTTCTTAAAAGAAGTTCAATATCCTGAAGCAAAATTCTTTTACGGGTTTCAGCTTATGATGGAAAATATACATTCATTAATGTATTCGTTACTTATTGATACTTATGTTTCAAGTGCTGAGGAAAAAGATGAATGTTTTCACGCAATTGATAGACTACCTGCGGTACAGAAAAAGGCAAATTGGGCATTGAATTGGATTCAAAACGCTTCGTTTCAAGAAAGATTGGTTGCTTTTGCGGCGGTTGAAGGTATCTTCTTTTCAGGGTCATTCTGTTCAATTTTTTGGTTAAAATCAAGAGGAATTATGCAAGGATTATGTAATGCTAATTCATTAATATTTAAAGATGAGAACTTACATTGTGATTTTGCAATTCACTTGTTGAATAATCACATAGAGGACAAACCAAGTGAAAAAAGAATTAGAGAAATCTTATTATCAGCATTGGATATTGAAAAAGAATTCATTACAGAATCATTACCAGTTTCACTTATTGGGATGAATTCAAACTTAATGAGACAATATCTTGAGTTTGTTGTTGATGGATTATTAATTAAATTTGGCTGTAAAAAAGAATTTAATGTTGAACAACCATTTAAATTCATGGAACAAATCGCGGTTGAAACTAAAGGTAACTTCTTTGAATCAAGAACCGTTGAATACCAAAAAGCTAAATTAAACGAAACAATCACATTTGATGAAGATTTCTAAAATATAAAAACTATGATGTCATTAAAAATTAAAAAAAGAAGTGGTGAGGATGCGTCCTTTAATCCACAAAAAATTTATAATAGAATTAAAAGAGCTGCGAAAGGATTAAATGTTAATTCAGACGAGATTTTTATTAAAGTTATAACTTCGGTACCAACCGAGGGATTGATTACAACTAAAGAGTTAGATAAACTTGTATATGAAATCGCGGCAGCTTACACTGGTAGTCATCACGACTATTCAAGATTAGCATCGTCAGTTGCAATTTCGGCTTACCATAAAGAAACCAAAGATAGTTTTTCTGAAACTATTATGGAGTTATATGAGGCAGGTGTTGTTAATGAAAAGTTAATTGAGATTATGAATAACTACGGTCATGAAAATATTGATTCGGTTATTAATCACGAAAACGATTATAATTTTGATTACTTTGCTTGGCGTTCATTACAAGAGATGTACTTGTTAAAAACACCTCAAGGTAGAGTAATTGAGAGACCACAGCACATGTACATGAGAGTTGCTTTATGGGTTACAAATACATTTGAAGAGGCGGTTGATTATTATAAATCATTGTCTAACCAACTTATTTCACCTGCAACACCAATCATGATTAATGCAGGTACCAAGGTACCGCAATTAGCGTCATGTGTACTACATTACAATAATTCAGATTCTCGTAACGGTTTGCTACAAACTTTAAATGATATCTCAACTTACTCTTCAGATGCTGCGGGTATTGGGTTGTCAATGTCTAACATTAGAAGTAAAGAAAGTAGAATTAACTCATCAGGTGGATTCGCTGGTGGTTTATTAAAGTACTTAAAGATTGTTAACGAATCACTAAGGTTCTTTAACCAACAAGGTAGAAGACCTGGTAGTGCTGCGATTTATCTTGAACCATGGCACAAAGATATCATGGACTTACTTGAAATTAAAAAGAATACAGGTGCTGAAGAGTTAAGAGCAAGAGATTTATTTACGGCTCTATGGATACCTGATAACTTTATGAAAGCAGTTAAAGAAAGTGGTGATTGGTATCTATTCTGTCCTAACGACATCTTGAAAGCAGGTATTAAACCACTTCAAGAATGTTACGGTGATGAGTACGAATCAAATTACAACAAAGCAGTTGAAATGGGTCTTGGTAAGAAAATCAAAGCCCAAGATGTTTGGACTAAAATTGTTGAATCACAAATTGAATCGGGGGTTCCTTATTTATGTTCTAAAGATAATGCGAATAAGAAAACTAACCATCAAAACATTGGGGTGATTAAACAATCAAACCTATGTAATGAGATTTATCAATACACAGACGAAGAAACTACTGCAATTTGTACGTTGTCTTCGATGGTATTAAAGAACTTCATTAAAGACGGTAAATTTGATTACAAATTGTTAATTGATGAAACGAGGAAAGTTGTTAGAGCATTGAATAATGTTGTAGATAAAAACAGTTATTCGACCGAAAAAGGTTTAAAAGGTGGTCTTGAACAAAGAGCAATTGCAATTGGAACCCAAGGTCTTGCAGATGTGTTCTATTTGATGGATTATATCTTCACATCTGAAGAAGCGAGAACATTAAACAAAAACATTTTTGAATCAATCTACTATGCGGCTATTACTGAAAGTATGGAGTTGTGTAAATCAGGAGGTAGAAAACCATACAAACATTTCAAGGGGTCACCAATGTCAAAAGGTATTTTCCAATTTGATATGTGGGGACTAAACGAATCTGATTTATTTTTGGATTGGAATTCATTGAAAGAAGATGTTAAACAATATGGTGTTTGCAATTCATTATTTACCGCTCAGATGCCTGTTGCATCTTCAGCTAAGATTACAGGTTCATTTGAAATGACAGAACCAGCTCACTCTGCGTTATTTAATAGAAGAGTTGTTGGTGGTGAAATTATGATTGTTAACAAATATCTAATTAATGACTTTGAGAAACTTGGTATTTGGAGTGAAGACCTAAAGAATGAAATCATTATGAATGAGGGTTCAATTCAAAATATTAATTTTAACAATCATCTTGATACTGAAGATAAAAACTATACTAAGAAAGTTAAAAGAACTGAACACTTGATTAGTAAGTACAAAACAATTTGGGAGATATCACAAAGAGAACTTATTGATATGGCGGCAGAGAGAGCACCATTTATTGACCAATCACAATCAATGAATATCTATATGGCTAACCCAACATTGTCAAAAATTACTTCATCACATTTCCATTCATGGGAAAAAGGTCTGAAGACGTTATGTTACTATGTTAGAACTAAAGCAATTTCAACTGGAGCTAAACACTTAGCTGTTGATGTTTCTAAAATATCTCAACCTAAAGTTAAGACTGAAACACCAAAACCTGAAATCATAGAATTAAAAAACAAACCTGAAGATAGTCCATTTGAATGTTTTGGATGTTCGGCTTAAAACAGTAATAAAAATCCCAGCATAAGTTGGGATTTTGTTTTTTAATCTATTTATAGAAAAAACCAACACATTATATTTATAGTTATGGCTAATGGTGTTACATATGGTATAAATTTTCCCTTCAGAGATTCACGAAGAGGTGACTATTTGGAGTTAACTGAATTTCAGGCTCAAGAAATTAAGGCGGCTTTGATACATTTGTTATTGACCAGAAAGGGTTCAAGATACTTTTTACCAGAATTTGGTACTAGATTATATGAATTTTTATTTGAACCATTTGACGGATTAACATTTAATGCAATTGAATCTGACATTAGGGACGCGATTGAAAACTTTATGCCAAATCTATTGGTGAATAGTTTGAGTATTACTCCTGCTGACCCACAAGAAGAAGCGGATATTGCAACAGGACAAAACTTTATTGGAACCAGCGAATCATCAATATATAGATTTCCTGGTAAGGGGACTTCAGAATACACAGCAAAAATAAGAATAGATTACTCAACTAACGGGGCTACATTTGGTCAGAGTGATTTTGTAATTATCAATATTTAAATAAGATGGCAAATAACAGAATATCATATACTAGTAGAGATTATCAGTCAATAAGAACGGAACTCTTAAATTACGCAAGAACTTACTATCCTGATTTAATTCAAGATTTTAATGATGCATCAGTGTTTACTGTCTTCCTTGATTTAAATGCTGCGGTTGCGGATAACTTACATTATAATATTGATAGAAGTATTCAAGAAACCGTTTTACAATATGCTCAACAAAGGTCTTCAATTTACAACATTGCAAGAACATATGGGTTAAAATTGCCAGGTCAAAGACCATCAGTATCGTTAGTTGATTTTTCAATTACGGTTCCTGCCTTTGGTGACAAAGAAGATGAAAGATATCTTGGAACTCTATCAAGAGGTTCTCAAGTTACAGGAGCTGGTATTGTATTTGAAAATGTTTATGATATTGATTTTGCATCACCATATAACGCTCAAGGATTTCCAAATAGATTAAAAATTCCAAACTTTAATGCAAATAACATATTAATTAACTATACAATTACAAAAAGAGAACTTGTTGTTAATGGTATTACAAAAGTGTTTAAAAAAGTAATCGGAGCTAATGATGTTAAACCATTCTTTGAATTATTTTTACCTGAAAAAAATGTATTAGGTGTTACAAGTGTATTATTAAAAAATGGTACTAGCTATACTAACATACCAACAACCGCAGAATTCTTAGGTTTAGATAATAGATGGTATGAGGTAGATGCGTTGGCTGAAGATAGAGTGTTTGTTGAAGACCCTACAAAGGTGTCTGACCAACCTGGTATTAAAGTTGGTAGGTACATTCAAACACAAGATAGATTTATTACTGAATATACACCCGAAGGATTCAAAAAGATGACGTTCGGGGGAGGTACAAATACCGCTCAAGACCAATTAAATCAATTTACAACATTAGGGGCAACATTAGATTTACAAAGATATAGTAATAACCTTTCGTTAGGTGCGACACTAACACCAAATTCAACTTTATTTATTCAATATAGAGTTGGTGGAGGTTTGGCAACAAACTTAGGAACAAACGTAATTAACTCTATTGGTACCGTATCATTCTTTGTAAATGGTCCTTCCGAAACTACAAACTCATCAGTGGTTAATTCATTAAGGTGTGTTAACGTAACCGCAGCTGTTGGCGGAGCAGGTATACCATCACTTGAAGAAATTCGAAACTATGTTTCATTTAACTTTGCGGCACAAAAAAGAGCAGTAACAGTTCAAGATTACGAATCATTAATTAGAAACATGCCAGCCCAATTTGGGGCACCTGCAAAAGTATCTATCACGGAAAATGATA